CAAGAGGTATTGCAGCCTCTAAGGTGTTGCATCTATTTAAGTAAACGTTTATTAGCGTTTCCTCTTCCTCGGGCTGTAGATTATTTAACCGATATTCTTCAATCAGATATTGGACATTGTAGCGATAACCAAAAGTGTTAGGTGAAGATGTCGAGTAACTACCGTAAACTGGTAATCCGACATGTCGCCTAATGTCTATTTTCTGTTGGTTCGTAAACATCTTTTAAATAAATCTCGATTGGAGCTTTCATCTTGATTAAACGTTCGATGTCTTCTTCTTTACGGACGATCTGATTTGCAGCCCATTGTTTCCAGCTTTGCATATGGCAACTGTGCGATATGGTTTCATTATAGTTTCTAATGAAAATAGCTATCCTTTCTTTTCGTAATGGGCTGCGTGTTTCATCCTCATATTTAGTGTCTACTTTTTTTTCTTTCGCCATTTTAACCTTGTGTTTCAATTACAACTGCGCGTTTGTAAAATGCGTAGCTTGAGGTCCCAATAACAGACGGGTTTGTAAAGATGTCTGTCGGAACAACAAAACCACCCACGTAATTTGATGTTTGGCTGATTATTTGGCGCAACCTATCTAGTGGCAAACGAGTCGTTAGATAACATCCAGTAGTGTCGAAAATTTCCCCCATATAATCATCCATAGGCAAATAATTGCTGTTTTGAGAAACTCCGTCGTATTGGCTCATATTTTGGATAGCATTTAAGCCTTTCGTAAAAATTCCTTCAATCAGCGCTCCTTCCCCTACAATAATTGGGCGTCGGATTCTTTGATTTACGGGAACAGGCACGTCTAGTTTCTGTGGCTGTACGAAAACCTCAGTTGATTTTACCAAAAGAACTCCTTCAACTTCATACAATCGCAAGTGCTGCCAATTAGGATTGCTTAGCGTTGCGCCTCTATATAAGATTTGGAAGGTTGGGTCTTGGAACAGCTGTGACTCGCTCGTTGGGTCTAAGATGCAAACATAGTAACCATCTATTGCTGGTTTTACTGAGTTGTTTCTTAGATAAGCTACAGCGTCACGGATTACCTGTAGATTGAAGATATCTCCGGATTGTATTTCTGAAGTGCTTTTTCTTCCATTTGGTCGAATAATTAATGGGGAAGTTTGACCAAGCGCATTCCCTGATAAAACAGAGTTGCCCGCCGTTCCGTCTGCAACAATTACGTTACTAGTTAATGTGATTGTTCCAGAAGTTCCACCAGTCACAACAGCACTTGAAATGTTTACAAGATCGTCTGCGAATGATTGAACAGCATAGTAATTGCCGTTTATTATAACAGGCAGAGGGTTTGTCGGAGTTACTGGAACTTGAATGCCGATACTGTTGTAAGTTGTTTGAAACCCTCGAGTGTCGTCAACTGTAATAGTTGGCCCGGCAGACCCTAAAGTTGTTGTGACAATTGTATTCCCACCCATATACGCATTAAAAAGTGCGTTTCGAGCGATCTGATCAATAGCACAAGCTTGTGCTATTGCGCAGGCTTCAGTGTTTTTTAATGCTATTGAAGCAATAGCCGCTTCATCATCTAAAATGTTTACAATTGGGGCTACTTGGGGGTATTGATTAATCGATAACGTATATTGCTCGGCATTCCACTTTCCTGGAATTAATCCGTTGTCAATATTTGTGTTTGTGGAGGGGTCTAGAGGTGTAATATTTGGGGCCATCAGCGAAGCACGTGTTAGCGTGATTGATCCGCCGATTCTTCCATCAAAGTTTACTTTTTCAGATAACGCTCTGTAGGCTAGAGCATTGATGAGTGGTTCTTGAAACTGTCTGGCTAAAAAACCTGTTTGAAATATAGAAGCTAATTGCGAGCCGTATGGGCCAAATCCTGGGTATGACATTTCGGAATCTCCGGAGATAGGTTGAAAAAATTCTTTCGACGTTATCCCAGCTCGATCCACGAAACTAGGCTTGCCTTATTTTAAGATCCACTCAAAATAAGTCAAGTTGTCATGTTCTTTAATTCATGTATTTTTTGCTAAAATACCCTCGTTTGTTTTTAATTTTATTCATTTCTTCTTTAAACTCTTGTGGGGTCATTGAAAATGCATCAAAAACTTTAGAGGATGTTTCTTGTATTGTTGGTATATTTGTTGAAGAACTTGTTCTTTTTTCTGAACCGAAGAAATAGGGTTTAGATTTTTTGAAAAAATCAACCGCTTCTTTAATCCCTGTTATATTTCCTTGCTCGTCTGTTTTTATAGAAGATTTGTCGATCAACTTAATCAGATCAAGATCAGTTATCCCTGCTGCAACCGCCATTGTTTCCAATTTTGCATCAACTAGTTGCTGCTCCATATTGCTCTTTTCCTGACGTGATCTATTTATCGATTCAAGCAGTTGTTTGTTTTCTCTCTCTGCTTCAAGCTTTGTGGTCTCTAGTGCTTCCTTAGTCATTTTATACTTTGCACGCCACTTTATTTCTCTATCTGGAAGATTAACTACATCTTCGGTTGAAAGCAAAGATGTTTCATCCATTCTTTTTGTTTCATTTATTTCATTTGTCAATTTATTCACCTTCTAAGTTTTGCGGTCCACGCGTAACTTTCCCAGATCCACTGGGTACGGAAGTTGAATTATTACTATCTGTTTCAATCTTTGTCAACTCATTTTCTACATCATTTATATTATATTTATCCGCGATTATGTTTAAAGCGCTTTCTTTGCTAATTATTTCTGCGCCAACGTAATTTTGAAGAGCTTGGGCTTCTTGAAGATCATCTTGAGGCGTAGGCGGGTACCAATCTGGCCACTCCAAACTTACATCCTCAATAAAAATATTTGCTAACTTATTATTTCCACTTATGTCGTCTGTTTTTAGCTTATACTTTCCGCTCCTTGCTATATCAAAGATCATACCTAATATTCTTTTTAGCCCATTCTCTCCATAAAATAGACGCATTTCCCCGACAAGTCCGATCAAGTTTGAATTCAACATTTGAAGCGCTTTCCCTGAATGAATCGCGCTGATTTTATCTGGATTTGCTCTATTCCCACGCACAACTTCCAGCGCAAATTCTCTCAAACAACGTATATAGTTGATGACCGCTTCTGATATTTTCCCATCCATTTCTAAGTAAAAAGCGTCTCCATTTTCTCCTAAGTCCATTGTCTGTCCTTTTATTATTTCTTTATTTTGCATCTGAGATGGATCTTTTACTACCAACGTCGGATCAGAATTATATCTCAGCAGCCTACCTAGTTGGCTCAACTGGTAATCAATTTCAATGCAAATATCGACAATATTTTCAAATATGCACTCGCCGTCTATTTTCTGGTCGTCTTCTGTGTTTTTTATCCAAACTGCTGGGGCAAACCCAAAATCATGAATACAGCTTCTTTTTTTATCTATCTTTGGCTTGAATGAATCTTTATTTTGTTTTTCTTCTTCCTCGCTGTATGGAAGATAATAAATTTCTTCTGTTTCATTCCATTCGCGTTCCAAATAGAAAAATTTATTTTTATCTTCTTCGCTTATAGAATACCCTTTCGATATAAGTACTTCCGCTCTTGTTTTTATTTTTTCCGTTAGCTTTATTAGTTTGCTTGGCTCTTGAAAATCAAAAATAGGTGTCAGATGGATTGTATCCAAAACATCTAAATAAAATTTCCCATTCAGAACTTTAATTAGAATGCAAACGCTCCCTATTGCTCCTTTCTTTGCAGCTAAAAGCATTTTGCTTTTTATGTTGCACTCATTCGTTATTTTTTGTAGCTCTCTTGTTTCTTCTTGGCATTTACCCCTTATAAAAGGAAAATGCCCTTCTCCAAATAACATTGCTACGGACTCGTTCACGATTATTTTTGGAATTCCATAAATTACGCCAGGTCTTCTTTTCATTAATGGAACATAACTATCAGAGTCTTCATTTCCTGAGTACTCCGAAAACCACGGTGCGAGGTTATCGTAGATTGTTCCGTTATATATTTTTTTTAAAATTGATAAATGCTGCTCTCTGTAAGAGCAATTTCTATCGACGTCTAAACCAAACCTGCTTGACATCCTATCAACAAATGTCATTTCGCGTTGCGCCATAAAATTCATTTTTTGCACTTCCTAGTAAAATTAAAGTTATCATGCTCACGCCCATCTTTTTTCAATTTCTTTTTATTTCTTCTTTTGTTCTCCCACTCAACCATGTACTTCTCAGCATCAAAAATATTTTCTTTTATTGCTTTTAATCCCGGCTTATTAAAATCATCAATTTCATTCCACTCTAGAAATTCTTGTACGGCCTCCCTGTATGAAAAATCATCATATTTCATTTTACCGATCTCATTTTTATCTGTATTTGATATATGGGTTAAATAATTGGTTATTTTGATTCGAATTTTCTAGAATCCATTTTTTTTTAAACTCTATCATGTCTTGCAGTTTTCCTCTCCCTAGTTCCACGCTGTCTTCTCTTGGCTCGTTTGTGTTTGGATATTCATTGGACAATAAACGGTATTGATCTGATGACCCAATTTGCTGATAACAAAATTGGAGATCTCCATCTTTGTAAGAACTTTCCTTATTTCCCATAGTTTTCAATATGTTTTCAATGCCTAGATCTTTTTTCATTAAGATATTTTTTTCAGGCCCGATTTTTGATTGCAACTCTGCCATTATCCTATCTTTTTTTATAACGTTTTTTAGTTTTTCTATTGTTTCAATCTTTGTCATTTTTCTTACCTTTCAATCAGTCTGGTTCGGCAATTGTTTACCAATATCCCATTAGCAATGTAATTATCACTATCCGCCACTTCGATGTTATAAACAAACCTTCTTCCATCAATTATCTTTATGTCTTTAATAAAGACACCATTTCCATTCATGCTCATCAAAATATCACCAACAATCAAATCTTTTGCATTGCAATATCCATTTCTGCTTAAACAGAAAACAGGGTAGTCCCCTGTTATAAATATTTTATCCAAATCTTCCCCTGCTTCAATGCAAAAGATATTGCTTACTTCTTTTTCATGCCAGTCTACCACTCGTTTTAACTCAAACTTCTTTCTAGAATTGTTAAAACATAATATGCAGGCGTTTGACTTATTTTGTACTATATCTTTTAATTTTATATTTCCATATTCTAGTTCTAAAATAGTCTCTCCACCCAAGAACGTTTTTAACTCTATTTCATTTTCCATGTTTGTCATCTTTCCATCATGTTATGCCTGTAAACGTGCTGTCTTGTTTCATGTTTCA